TATTCTTTGTCTGTTAAACTGTAATAATATATTAAATATGATTATTCAAGTACCTTACTCAACAAGATCTCAGCTTCATCAAGATAATGCTTCGAGACGAAGAAAAGAGATTGAAGACCAATTAATTAATAATCCTTATGGTATTGCCTATATGGATGTTAATGAAAAGCTTATTCAATTGAGTAGACCTCTTGAATCAAATCTCCTCGAACATATCAAATATTTGATGGAGACTTATAAGAATCAACTTGGTATCACCGATGCAGTTTTAAATGGAACTGCGAATGAAACAGAGATGAACAACTACATCAAGAGAACAGTTGAACCTATTTGTGCTGCTCTCTGTGATGAAATGAGACGTAAATGGTTAACACAAACTGCCCGTACAAAAGGACAATCCATTACGTATTACTCTGATCCATTCAAGCTTATACCTATTAATGAAATTGCTAAGTTTGCAGATGTACTTTCTAGAAATGAGATTATGACATCTAATGAACTTAGACAGAAGATGGGTATGCCTCCGTCAGATGATCCAAGGGCTGATGAGTTAAATAATGCTAATATGCCTGACTACGATCAAGAAAATCAAAATGAGATGATTCCTATGGAAGAAGAAACTAATCCTGGACAAGAAGAAGTTTACTTCGATCCTAATGCTCAGAATCAGGAAACTGAAGAAGAGCAAGGTGAAGAGGAAGTTTATTATGATCCTGAAAGTAGCACTAAGACATTTAGCTTGTTTAAATAAAATATTACGAGAGGAGAAAACCAATGAATCAAGACTACGATTTTGCCGGTTGGGCAACCAAAAATGACATTCTTTGTGAAGACGGTCGTGTTATTAAGAAGGATGCATTTAAGGATTGCGATGGTAAACAGGTACCGTTAGTCTTCAATCATGATCACAAAGATGTTCAGAACTTTTTAGGACATTGTGTATTAGAAAATCGTGATGAGGGTGTTTACTGCTATGGCTATATAGACAAAGACACACCTGCAGGTCAGCAGGCTCTGAGTCTTATTAAACATGGAAGTTTGAATTCTCTCTCGATTTATGCTAATAAACTTAAACAGATTGGTCATGATGTAATTCACGGTCTTATTCGTGAAGTTTCACTTGTACTTGCTGGTGCTAATTCAGGCGCTGTAATAGATACAGTATTAGCTCATGCAGAAGATGCAAGTGATATTGAAGGCGATGCTATGATAGTTTACGCTGGTGAAGAAAATCCTATTGAGCATAGTTTTGATGATTCCGAGCACGAAGAAGAAATAGAACATTCAGCTGATGAGTCAGAAGATGATGAAGCAGTATTTGATTCTATGACAGATGCTCAGAAGAGACTTATGCTCAAAATGATGGGTATGGCTGCAGAAGATGCAGCAAATTCTACAGTTTCCCATTCTTCAAAAGATGCTGAGGAAGATGATGAAGATGACGATGACGAAGACGATGAGTCAGAGTTAGAACATTCTAAAGAATCTTCTGAAGAGAATGAAGATAAGGATAAAAAGAAAGCTTGTTCACACAGCTTCTTACTTTTTGGTAATGATGATGAATTGAGTCATGCTTCAAAAGAAGAAGACGAAAAAGAAGAAACCAAAAATGAGGAAGATGATGAAGACAATGAAAACCTCGAAGATGCTGAAGAATCCGATGTAGAAGAGGATGACAAAGACGACGAGGAAGAAACAAATGATTCAAACAAAAATAATGAGAAGGAGAAAAAAGAAATGACTCACAATTTATTTGAAAATCAGGCACAGAACGATGTTCTTATCCACAGCGCTGAAATGTGCAGCGAGATGATGGCAGATGCAGTTAAGTTTGGTTCACTTAAGGATTCCGTAATGGCTCATAGTGCAGATTACGGTATTGATAACATTGATTACCTTTTCCCGAATGCAAAGAATTACACCACTACTCCTGAGTTCATTAAGAGAAGAACTGAGTGGGTTAATGAAGTTCTTTCAGGCGTTCGTCAGTCACCTTTCAGCCGTGTTAAGACTATCTTCGCTGACATCACCGAGGATGAGGCTCGTGCTAAGGGTTACATCAAGGGTAACCGTAAGGCAGAGGAAGTATTCACTCTGTTAAAGAGAGAGACCACTCCTACTACCGTTTACAAGAAGCAGAGAATTGATCGTGATGATATTATCGATATCACTGACTTCTCAGTTATCGAGTATATCAAGGCAGAGATGAGAATTATGTACGATGAGGAATGTGCACGTGCAATCCTTGTTGGTGATGGACGTAATCCTCTTAGCCCTGACAAGATCAAGGAAGCTAACATCAGACCTATCTGGACAGATGATGATCTGTTTACAGTTAAGAGAGCAATCGCTGTTACTACAGCTACAACTGATCAGGCTCGTGCTAAGGCATTTATCAAGAACCTTGTTAAGTCAAGAAAGCTTTACAGAGGTTCAGGTAATCCTACACTCTTCATCGCTGAGGACCTTCTTGCTGATATGCTCCTTATCGAGGATGAGATGGGACGTCTTATCTATGATGACATCAACAAGCTTAAGAACACTCTTCGTGTTAACAAGATTGTTGAAGTTCCGATCTTTGATGGTCTTATGAGAATAGACAATGGCGATACCAAGTATCTTGCAGCTATTCTTGTTAATCTTAATGACTACAGAACTGGCCGTGATCGTGGTGGCGAGCTCAGCTTCTTCGATGATTTTGATATCGACTTCAACCAGCAGAAGTATCTTATGGAGTCAAGATTCTCAGGTGCTCTTGTTCTGCCTTATTCAGCAGTTGCATATGAGTTCGTTTACAATCTTACTCTTGATATCCAGGCAGAGGACAGCACTACTGTTGTTCTTGGCAAGCAGGTATCTGAGCTTCAGGAGAATGTATTCGTTAATGAGAACTCTGTACAGGGTATCCTTAACTATGTAACTGGTTATACTCAGTTCTCAGATTCACCTGAGCTTCAGGAAGGTCACTATCTTGCACTTAAGTTCGAGGCATCTGATGGAGCAACTGTTACTATCCAGACTATCGGTGGCGTAGATGATGCAAGAGTCGTTACTCTTGATCAGGATATGAATTCAGTTACTTATGTTAAGTCTACAAAGGAGAAGCTCAGAGTTACTTGCTCACTTAACGGCGACGTTATCACAAGAACTATCACCTTCAGTGGCTTAAAGCTTCTTGCTGAGTAATAAATCACTTTGCAGAGCAAACTAAACTACTCGCACTAAAATAAAGTGTTCGTAATCAAAATGGGGTGCTGCGGGTAAGTTACCCGTGGTGCCCTTAATTTTAATGGAAGGAGGACGAGATAATGAGATACTTTGCTAAATTAGGTTATAGATATACTGAAGAACAGAAAGACTCTGAAGGCAGACCTAATGGTATCTATAAAGAGATTTATATTGAAAGACCTTACAAAGCAGAAGTAATGTCATCTGGTTATCGGAACCAACAAGGCGAAGGTATTAATGATGACTACAAAATAACAAACAAGTTTAGTGTATTAGCTTGTGATGCTTTTACATTATCTCATCTGAATTCTATTATCTGGATTGAATATTTAAATGTCAAATGGAAGGTGACTTCTGTTGATATACAAAGACCCAGATTAATAATTTCAATAGGAGGTGAGTATAATGGCGTTGAGCAAGAATAGAGAAGATTTACATCAAGTACTTCTGACTTATTGTCCTAACGTATATTACCAACCTCCAGAATCAGTGAAACTTAAATTTCCATGCATAATTTATGCTATGGCTACTTTAAGTCCACAGTATGCTGACAATAATCCATATCTCTTGCATGTATCTTATGATATGAGGTATATTACAAGAGATGCAGATGATGAAACAGTATATAATTTGGCTCTATTGCCAAAGTGTAAGCATGGTAAAATGTATGCAAAAGATAATTTGTATCATCATTCTTACACAATCTATTATTAAAAAATACAGAACAAGGAGGAAAAACAACCATGGCTAAACTCACATGGGATGAAGCGGCCAATCGTTTATATGAAACTGGTGTCGATCATGTAGTTCTTTTCCCTATGTTTGGTACTACCAAAGCTAATAGTGCTTACGCTAAGGGTGTTGCTTGGAATGGTGTTACAGGTATCACAGAGAATCCTGAAGGTGCAGATGCAAATGATATCTATGCAGATAACATGAAGTATTTGTCACTGATTTCTGTTGAGAACTGGAAGGCTACTATCAAGGCTTACACTTGGCCCAGAGAATTTAATAGATGTCAGGGCGAGCTTGAGTATAATGATGGTACTCATATGGGATTGTTCTTTGGTCAGCAGAATCATGAAAGATTTGGTATTGCTTGGAGAACAATTCAGGGTAATGCAGTTAAGGGTGATTCTTATGGTTACAAGCTTCATGTTGCTTATGGTCTTACTGCAGCTCCTTCAGAGAAGGATCATGCTACAGTTAATGATTCTCCTGAAGCAACAGAGTTCTCATGGGAACTTAACTCAATTCCGGATGCATTTGTAACAACTGAAGATCCTAATACAGGAGAAGTTCTTGCACCTACTTCACATATTGTAGTAGATAGTGTATTGAATCCTACTGGATATGCAGCTCTTGAAGCAGCATTATTTGGAACAGTAAGTGCAGATGCATATCTTCCTACACCCGATTATTTAGCAACTTTAGTATCTTAATGAAAGGAGAAAGACATCATGGCAGCTTTGGTTTGGGATGCTGATAATGAGAGACTGTTTGAGACTGGTGTGGATCATGTAGTCCTCTATCTTATGAATGATGACGGCACATATGCTGAGGGTGTTGCATGGAATGGTGTTACCGGTATTACCGAGTCACCTGAAGGTGCAGATGCTAATGACATATATGCTGACAATATTAAGTATCTTTCTCTGATCTCAAAGGAAGACTGGAAAGGTACTATTAAAGCTTATACTTATCCTAAGGAATTCAATCAGTGTATGGGTAACTTTGGTGTTGGTTCAACATCTTCAGCTCTTGGTTTCAAGGCTCATGTTGGACAGCAGAAGAGAAAGAAGTTTGCTCTTTCTTGGAGAACCCGTCTTGGTAATGATACACTTGGTGATAGTTTTGCTTACAAGATTCACATTGCTTGGGGTCTGAGTGCAGCTCCTTCAGAAATGGATCATGCTACACAGAATGACTCACCTGAGGCACAGGAATTTAGCTGGGAAATCAGTTCGATTCCTCCTCAGACAAGTGAAAAGATTCCTTATGATGGAACTACCACTGCAGCAAACAAGATTGCTGTTCAGCCTTGCGCACATGTATTTGTAGCAAGTAAGATTGTTACATTTGATCAAGTAACAGATGTTGATAATGAAGATCTTGCTGCTCTTGAAGCATATCTGTATGGCACTAATGAGTCTGCAGTGGGTGAGGGTGACGATACTCCCGCAAAGGTTCCTACTCTGACAGAACTTATTCAGGGTTATCCTACAGGCAACTACGGAT